CTCAGATTCTTTAATAGATTCTATAATTACTGGAGGAGAAACTTTTTCTAAATTTTGAGAACCTTCAATAAGATTAAAATCTTGTGCTATTTTATTTAATGCTTGAAAATAATCACAATTATATAATCTCATTACTAAATTCCAACAATCTAGATGTTCATTGGTAGCAAAATCATGTATATAAAGTATTCCTGATTTAGATTTATAAATCCCACAAGTTACCTTATTATCATTACGAACTGGACTGAGGAATAGTTTTTTACTATTAACCTCAATTCCAGTGTAATAATGTATTATAGACTCCTGATTTATTTTAGAAAGAATAAAATCTTTAGTAACTTTAGGTTTTAAAGATATAAATTCCATATTTAATCACGAGTCTTTAGTTCTTTAGGATAAATCTATATCTAAATCAACATCTTCTTCTTTATCAGGATTATCTTCTATTTCCTCCTTATCCATAGAAGTGGGAGTAGCATTTTTATATAATTTTTGTTGTGTAAGTTCATAGTTACTAAAGAATAAGTTATCTCCAATGAAATTGGTAGCGAAAATCTCATTCTTCTTATTAAGACCACATGCAGCAGGAAGTGCAGCATAAACCTTTCCTTCGTTATTTCTTCCTACTAACTTAAGGTTGGTAGTAACATTCTCCTTACCTTTCAAAGCCTTAAGAATAAGATCAATAAACTGATCGATGGTCTTAATTTTATTTCCATTCTCCTTAATCTTAGCAGCACCAGTAGGATTAAGAACTTCTACAATTTGCATTAAAGTAAATTGGAAATTCTCAAAACTAGAAGGTCTTAAAGATTCGTGACCATTGGAGTTAGTCACAGTTCTACGTTCCATATCCTTCTCAGAAGTAGGAATAAACAGATTAGTACTAAATACACCTTTAGATTCTCCTACTCCAGTAAATTCCAATTCAATAATAGGATATGTAGTATTACCATCTTTACCTTTCAATTCAGATTTTTCAATCTTTGTAAGATTTACGGAATAAATATCATAAGGTCTCAGATACTGTCCAGCAGTACTTGTAAAATTAGTGTTGTTAAGATTGCTAAAATTAAAATCCATATTTTTTCATTTTTACATATTTTCGTAAAAACTATCTACTATTATTCAGACAAATCTAAATCGAAGTCAGACATATCTACACTGTCATCATCGCTTATATTTTCATCATCGCTGAATTTCTCAGGATCAATAATTTCTTCTGGAACGTCAATTATATCATCCTCTTTTTCTTGGTTTCCTTTCAATTTGAAGAAACCTTCTTTGCCTTCATATGGAAGTACTTCAAATACATCACCATATTCAGCTAAGTTGTCATGTTTAGAACCTCTACATGATATAGTATAGGTTTTAGTTAAACGATTACCTGAATCAGCTTGCATCATAACTGGAGTAGTTACTCTTCCCTTCTTTTCAAATTTAATATCAATTTTCATTTCAGGTTCGAATCCAGTCATTTGAACTGCAGCATTATTCATTTGAAGTTTACCTTCAAGTAAGGTAAGTTTAGCTACAGGATCTTCATCCTTTGGCTTTTTAGTTCTTGTAGAAGTAGTTTTCTTTACTTCCTTAAAATCTCCAAGAGTAGCTTCTCTTGTAATAAGTTCTCCTGTACTTTCATCCAGGATTTCAACAATAAGTTTTGCAGAATTAATTTTCATTATTCTCCTTCGTTATACTCTTTAATAGTCTCAAGTATCTTATTTAGATCATTATCAATCTCTAAATCCTCGAACATATCCATAGGAGTCTTAGCAAGACACTTACCATCATTATTGGTAATTAATTTATATTGCATCCTACCATCATCTCCTTCCTCTACTTTAGTACAGAAAATATAAGTAAACAATCCTTCAAGAGTTACTTTCTCAGCTAGAAGTTTTCCAACTGTCTTAATAACATATTTAGGATCTATTTCAGTTCCTACATTTTCTGAGTGAGTTAAGAAACACATAGTACAATCTTCTCTCATTTGCTCTGCATATCTTAAGATTTCCATAAGATGCTGAGCCAATTCACTGAACTTAGTATAACCAACTTCAGTAGCTCTATCAACAAATTCATAACTCAAAATATACTGCATATCATCTAATACTACAGTTTTAATATGAGGCATAGCTTTATTGATAACTTTTAAGATTTTTAAAATAGATTCCCAATTAGAACTTATATAATAATTACCAGTAACAGACTTTAGTTTTCCTTTATCATCCTTTTCAGTGACTATAGGGACATACTTTTTACGCCAAGCCTTAAAAGGGAGTGGTTTTCCTGTAGTACTAATAATAAAAGTAGTTTCAGGATTCATATTTCTTAAACTAGTACTTTTTCCAGTACCTGATTCACCATAAATACACAGTGTTTCACATGCCATATTTAAATAATTAATTTAAATTGTTTTTCAGTATTATCTTCTACTTTTTCTTCATCTTCGTTATCATTTAATAAATAATCAGGTGTTAAATATTTATTATAATCATAAATATCATTAGGTAAAGGTAATTCTGCCCAAATATTAATTCCTCCATGATAATTAACAGCAACTTCTACGTCTGGACTACCAAATCTTGTTTTTAAGAATTGAATAATTCTAATATGGTCTCCTAATTTCTTTATGTCATATCCTCGATAAGTATTAAGCTTATCTCTATTAGGACCATAAAGAGCCATAATTACTTCAGCAGCATCAGCAATATCTCCAGTTTCTTTTAAATCAGATAATTGAATTCCAGTTCTACCTGCTTTAAATCTTTCAATATTACTTTGATCTCTATTAATTTGCTGAATAATAGTTGGAGATATTCCACACATATTCCTTAAAGTTACTAAATATGCAGTAGCAGTATCCATTTCTCCTTTTTTATTCCTTCCATTAGAAGGTTTCAAAAGTCCAGCATGGTCTATCACTACTTCATATAACATATCAGGATTATCTGGATAATATACTTTTCTGTTTTCTAATTCTTCAAATGTTCCAAACTTTTCAAGTTTCTGCATTAATATTGCATATAGCTTGTCAGCATTTAAAGATTTATCATAAACATGAATTTTCTTTTCAATTTTATTAAGCCATTCAAGAGAATCT